GTCACGACAGTTAGCGGTACAAGTAATACTTACGCGCCTGTAAGTATTAATTTTAGCTCATGTACTATTTACTGCAACTTCGACGGTGTACGCCATAAGGTCACAGGTTGTCGCGGTACTTTTTCAATAAATTGCGAGCTTAATCAAATACCAGTAATTAGTTTTTCCATGACTGGGATCTATAACGCCCCAACAGATAGTGCGGCTCCTTCTTGTACTTATAACGCAACCAAGCCTTTGTTATTCAAGACAGGTAACACTAGCGCGTTTTCACTCTTTGGATATAGTGGCGCGTTGCAATCATGGAATTTTGATATGAATAATGAAACCGTTGTTCGTCAATTGGTCGGCGGTACTCAGGCAGTAATGATTACAGATAGAAAGCCTAGCGGTAGCGCAACAGTCGAGGCGGTTGCTTTATCAGCGCATAACTTCTTTACAGATGCAACAGGAAGTTCAACCGGAACGAATACTTTCCTACATGGAGATACAGTAGGTAACAAGATTACGGTTTCCGTTCCCCAGACTGATTTAGGGCAGCCAACTTACGAAGACTCAGACGGCGTGCAAATGTTAAATCTTCCATTCGTGGCAACACCTACAAGCGCAGGTAATAACGAGCTATCAATTGCTTACACTTAACTAATTGCTAAAAAACTAAGCTAGGCTTACATTAATACTTAGACGTAACAAAGACATGGCTTTTGTTTTAAAGCAAAATGACTCTTCTTATAAATGGCCAGTTGTTTACAATATGCCCGTTGATGGTGGAAGACATGAGAAACATACTTTTGATGCTGAATTTAAAAGGGTTACACAAACTCGTATTCGTGAAATAGGTGAGCAAATAGAAAACCAAGAAATTACTGAAGCTGATTTACTTAATGAAGTTCTTTTGGGTTGGGATGGAATTAACGATGAAGATGGGAACCCTATAAAATTTTCACAAAAAGCATTACAGCAAGTCATAGATGTTCCAATGCTTGCGACTGATATTTCTAAAGCGTTTTTTAATTCAATAGCCGGAGCGAAAAGAAAAAACTAATAGACGCCGCTGAGTACTACTGTCGCGGTGGCGTAATTGATGAGACCCAGAAAGACGCAGAAGTGTTGGGTATTGCAAACGTAATCCCTGAACTTGAGCCGGAAGAAGATTTTTTAGTGTTTGAGGAAAATTGGGCGGCAATTGATTTATTTTTAAAAGTTCAAACGCAATGGAGAGTTGGCGGCCTTGGTAATCTTTGTGGACTTTGCTATTCATCCGTAATAGAAACAGCTAAACTATATGCAATACCGAATCTTGTTGAAGTGTTTGAAGATCTTCAAGTTTTAGAAGTAACAGTTATGAGCCTTTTGAATAAAGAGGGTAAAAAATAATGGCTATAGGTATCCCCGGAGCAGGTGGCGGTAATTACGGGATTACCATTAATGCAAAGGTAAAAGGCCAGCAAAATATAAAACGCCTTGGTAATTCAATGCAGGGTGTTCAGGGTAAGGCTAAAAATTTAGTTGGAGCATTTAAAGGTTTAGCTAAACCATTAACCGCTATAGCTTTAGCTGTTGGAGTATTTAAAACGCTTAAAAGTTCGTTTGATGTATTAGCAGAAAGAGAGGCAGATTTTGCAACGTTGGCAAATGGATTAACGAGGGTTAGCACTGACGCACCAAAGGCGGCAAAGGCTTTAAGAGCTATGGCTGACGAGTTAGGATTTAAAACTTTATTTGATGAAAAGGCATTTCAAAAAGGGTTTGCGTTGTTAACCAGTTTTAAAAATATTGGTATTGATTCTTATGGCCGGGTAGCAGAAACGGCGGCGGATTTAGCGCAGATTAACCAAGTTGATTTAAAAAGTTCTTTCTTACAATTAGCAAAAGCTTTAAGTGATCCAACAAGAGGATTAACGGCGTTATCTCGTTCAGGTGTGATATTTACGGAACAACAACGAGAAATGATTCTTGAGTTGCATAACTCAGGGCAACAGATGAAAGCGCAGGCGGAAATACTAAAGATTGTCGAGGGTAGTTATAAGGGCGCGGCAAGGGCAGCGGCAACAGGTTTAGCGGGTGCGTTTGATACGTTAGGGCAGAAGTTTAGAGATTTCAATGAAGCTTTAGGCCGGGCGGATGAGCCGTTTATGGAACCATTAGTAGAGGGAGCAACTGAAGTCTTTGATGTTGTCACTCAAGGTTTGAAAGTTTTAGAAGACGACATGGAAGTTTTTGCTAAAAATATATCAATTGCTTTAGAGCCTCTTTTTACATGGTTGATTGATAACTTGAAAAATATCTTTAATTGGCTTGATCAAGTTTTTGCAACTCAAAGAAATTTAGCAGCAATCAGAATTAAAACGGGTGATGAATTTGCCTCTATTAGGGCGAAAATAAGAGATCAGGCAGAGAAAAACGCATTGAAAAGATTTAAAGAAGAAATGGTAATAAAAGAAGGGGATTTTAAAAGAAATAAAATTTTGAGTGTTACAAAGCAACCCGTTTTCTTTGAGGCGGGTGATCCATTAATAGGAACTAGTCGAAACCCGGAAAATTATCAAGATGTATATAGAAATTTGAAGAACGAGGAATTTGCAAAATTAGTAGAGGCAGAAACAATTAAGCAAGTAGGGGTCTTTAAAACAATTATTCCTAAAGTTCAAGAATTTGATGGCTCGTTAAAAGATGCTAAAGGAACTCTAAAAGGATTAAAAAAAGGATCTGATGATTTAAATGGTTCCCTTGATAAAACTTTTGGCGATCATATGAAAACCAAGTTAGATACTTTTAAAGATTCAATTAAAACAGTTCAAGAGAGTATGGCTGATGTAGTCATAAAAGGAATCAAAGGAATGGAAGACGCCTTAGTCGATTTTGTAATGACTGGAAAACTTTCTTTTAGAGATTTAGCAAACAGCATGATTAAAGACATGATTCGTATTCAAATACAGCAATCAATAACTACCCCTTTATCTAACTTTTTCAGTGGTTTATTTAAGAAAAACGCTAATGGTAATGTTTACGGTCAAAACGGAATTGTACCTTTTGCGAATGGCGGGATAGTTACAAAACCTACTGTGTTCCCTTTTAAAAATGGAATTGGGTTGATGTCTGAGAAAGGCCCAGAAGCCATAATGCCTTTGAAGCGTGGTAAGGGGGGAAGGCTTGGTGTAGAAGGTGGCGGTAATAATACTTCTGTTGTTGTTAATGTTGATGCGTCTGGAACTGATGTTCAAGGTAATGACCAACAAGCAAATCAACTAGGCCGTTTAATTTCAATTGCTGTTCAGTCTGAGCTAATCAAGCAAAGACGCCCCGGAGGATTACTTACTGCATAATGGCAACCTTTTCTTATACCCCTGATTTTTCAGCCGCACAAACAAGCCGACCCCGAACAAGGGTTTCACAATTAGGCGATGGTTACAGACAAGCCGTTTCGTTTGGATTACATACCGACTTAAAAAATTGGAGTCTTAAATTTGCTAATCGTACAGATTCAGACGTAGCCGCAATTAATTCTTTCTTAGAAGATAAAAAGGGTATTACTTCTTTTGATTGGACACCACCCACTACGGGAGCTAATCAAAGTAAGTTTATTTGCGAGGAATGGAACATTACTATGGATGCGTATAACCTAAACACATTAAGCGCAACATTTAAAGAGGTAGCGGAACCATGAGCATCGTTACTAGAGCAGGGAAAGGTTCAGCCTTAACGCATACAGAAATGGATGCCAACCTTGGTTATTTAGTGCCAGCGGGTTTCGTGATGGCGTATGCACATGAAACTATACCGAGTGGTTGGATTGAATGTGATGGCCGAGCAATTAGCCGTACAACTTACGCGGATCTATTTAGTGCTATTTCTACGCATTACGGTACAGGTGATGGTAGCTCAACGTTCAATATTCCAGATTTGCGCGGGCAATTTATAAGGGGTTGGGATCATGGCGCGGGAACTGATCCAGATGCAAGTTCAAGAACAAATAGGGGCGATGGAAATGTAGGAGACAATGTTGGTACAAAACAGGCTGATGCCAATTCCGCACATACGCATGGAGGCGTGCCAAATAAAGCGCAAGGCGTAGATACCGATTCACATTCGGCTGATAAGAATGTAATTCTACATCAAGATGAATCGGGTGCGACGACAACAAATACAAGCTCTAGCGGTAGCGAGTCAAGACCCAAAAACATTCAGATGCCTTGGTGTATTAAGACTTAAATAATGTCTTCTTATATTCTTACAGGGTATTTCACCCCTGACACATATGTAGGCACAACAACGGGGAAGCCTCCGGAAGAAGCGCCAACAGAATATGAGGGCACAGTAACGGCGGCGACATCTTCAACTGTTACCTCTAGCAATACAAATATTAATGATATTGACATTGTCGGTACAACTCAAGTCGTAATTATTAGGGCAGACGGAACGGCAGAGACTGCAACGGTTACAAGCATTTCTAATTCAACGATTTTTATAAATGGAAGTTTTACGCTCACACCCACGACGAATGATTCTGTTGTCTTAAAGGTTTACACATCTTCAGCAATTATTAGCTCTTTACAAACCGCAGAACCTAGCGCTGTAATTGAGTTATTTGAGGTGCATTTAATACAAGCAATTCACGGACAAGAGAACATTTGGCGTTTTCATTCTGGAAGTAGCCTTAACGCTAATGGTGAAATTTATTGGAGGTCTAACAGTTATACAAGATTTCCAATACAAGCCGATGGTTTTAGCTATGAATCAAAGCAGATGCCGAGACCAACATTGCAGGTATCAAATATCTTCGGAACAATAACGGGCCTAATGCTAACCGTGAACGGTACGACGGCTAACAATGATTTATGTGGAGCTAAATTTTATAGAATTAGAACACTTGCAAAATATCTTGATGCAAATAACTTTTTAGGTGGTGTCAATCCTTATGGAACGCCAGACCCTAATGCAGAATTTCCAAGAGAAATATTTACGATAACGAGGAAGACTTCAGAAAACAGAGATATGGTCACGTTTGAGTTGGCTTCTGCTCTTGATCTAGCTAATTGCAAAATACCTAAAAGAGTATGTACGAGGGTTTTATTCCCTGCTCTTGGTACGTTGAAATGAGTTGGAAAGAGGCAGCGTTTAAACACGCAGAGACAGAATCACCGAAAGAATCGTGTGGCCTTGTTGCGATTATTAAAGGGAAAGAAACTTATTGGCCTTGTGCAAATTTGGCAGAAAAGCCGGGTGATTATTTTGTTTTAAATCCTGATGATTGGGCTGATTGTGAGGACACTGGGGAAATCATAAGTCTGATTCATTCGCACCCGATTGGCGGGGTGAAAGCAAGTGAAAACGATTTAATAAGTTGTGAGCATTTGGGCTTGCCGTGGCATATTATCGACCCAACAACAAAGGCAATCAATAGTTTTAAACCAACGGGATACAAAACAAATAAATTAATTGGTCGTCGTTGGATTTGGGGTGTTCAAGATTGTTGGACGTTGATTGATGATTGGTTTAAACAAGAAAAAGGAATTGAATTAAAGAAATGGAAACGACCAAAGACTCTAAAAGCATTTATGGAAAAGCCTATGTTTGAAAAAGGATTACCTGAAACAGGATTTAGAGAATTAAAAGAGGAGGAAGACTTACAATATGGCGACGTCTTATTAGCAAATGAAAATTTTGATCACGTTGCTTTATATATTGGGAATCAGGAGATACTGCATCACTGCATAAGAAAGCTATCTTGTAGAGAGTTATACGATGAAGATCTAATAAAATTAACTAAGAAGAGGTATCGACATGTTGAAGCGAATTAAAGTTTATGGACGACTTGCAAGGTTCTTAGGGTTTCGTACTTTTTTGGCTGATGTAAATAGTGCAGGTGAGGCGATGCGGTTTTTGCTTGCTAATTGGCCAGAGTTAGAAAAACATATCAGTAGTCAAGTTTATAAAGTAAAAGTTGGTGAATATGATATTGGGGAAGATGAGTTAAATGATCCTAGTGGTTGCCAAGACATAAAAATTATTCCAGTAGCAACAGGTTCCAGAGATTTCGTTGATTCTACATTTGGTAAATTTGTCTTAGGGGCGGCGTTTATTGCAGCGCCTTATTTAGCACCGGGTTTAATTGGTTCGGGTGCGGCGGCTGGTTCGATCGGTGCCGCAATTGGCGCAGCATCAACAGGTATCGGGATTTCTTTTGCTTTAAGTGGTGCATCACAATTATTATTTCCGCCTCCAGCTCCGGCTAATATTGCAAGCATTAACAACCCATCTAATCAGAACTTTGCTTTTAGTGGAATACAACAAGTATCAAGGGTTGGTACTGCATTACCTTTAGCATTCGGTCAAGTGTTTTGCGGTTCAATTGTTGTTTCAGCAGGTATTGACACCGTACAAGTTGAGGGGCAAGCATGAGCAATCCATTTTTAACACCATTAGATAGAGGCGTTAGCAAGGCAACTCAGCCAAGTGATATTTTAAGTAGTAAGCAATTTGCAACTTTTATAGACGTTTTATCAGAGGGTGAAATTGAAGGTTTTCCCAGTGCTATTGCTCACGGTTTTACAAAAGGGTCAGCTAATTACACTCGGGCAGCATTAAAAGACGTTTATCTAAATGGTACTTCAGTTTTAAGACAAAACGCAGATCCGGCGAATGTTCAAGAGGGTGATTATAACTTTCAAAGTGTGACCTTTAATCCAAGATTTGGAACCAACTCACAGACTTATATTCCCGGCATACCTGATCAAGAAACTGTAAAAGGTGTTGGCGTTGTCGTTACGACTAGCACCCCTGTAATTAGATCAATTACTAATCAAAATGTAACTGCAATTCGTGTCACTATTGCTTTCCCTGTCTTGCAAAAATTTGAAGATGATGGAAATATTACGGGCTCATCTGTTCGGTTAAAAATATCTTTGGAATATACAGGCGGGGGTAATTCGGGCGGTTATGCCGTAATTATCGATGATACTGTTACAGGTAAAACTTCTAGCATATACCAGAGAGATTATCGGATAAATTTCGATGGAAATAATACAGATTGGACAACAATCAATGTAAAAGTTGAAAGAGTTACCGCAGATAGTACTGATGCAAAATTAACCGATGCTTTTCAATTTCAAAACTATACAGAATTAATAGATACTCAAAGACCATATAACGGTATCGCACATTCTGGTATTCGTTTTGATGCGGAACAATTCCCGCAAGTACCGCAAAGGATGTTTAGAATTAAAGGTATAAAAGTACCAATACCCGCGAATGGAACAGTTAACGCAACCACGGGAGCTATTAGTTATTCAGGGGCATGGAATGGAACATTTAAAACTAACCCTGAATGGACATCTGACCCAGCTTGGCTGTTACATAATTTATTAGTTAATACCACTTTTGGGTTAGGTGATCACATAACGGCAAGTCAACTTGATAAATGGGCGTTTTATGCTGCTTCTAGTTATGCATCAACAAGCGTTTCTAATGGAGAGGGTGCCTTTGAACCTCGTTTTAGTTGTAACGCCTATATACAAACTCAAGAGCAAGCTTATGACTTGATAAATAACCTGTGTTCTGTTATGCGAGTTATGCCATATTGGAGTACAGGAAGTTTAACAATTTCACAAGACAAGGCGGTTGATCCTACCTATTTATTTACCCTTGCAAATGTATTGGAAGGTGGCTTTAGTTATAGTGGCAGTGATATAAAAAGCCGTCATACAGTAGTTAATGTTTCCTATTTCAATAATGATTCACAAGACATGGACTGGGAGACCGTAGAAGATACAACATTAAGTGCAAAGTATGGTCAAATCTCAAAAGATATTAAGGCTTTTGGATGTACTTCAAGGGGGCAAGCTGCACGAATGGGTCGCGCTATTTTATATGCAGATAATTATCAAGTTGAAACCGTAAATTTTCAAACAAGTTTAGCCGCTGGCATTATATGTAGACCGGGGCAAGTAATAGAGATTGCTGATCCTGTTAAAGCTGGAGTAAGACGCGGCGGACAGATAAAAACAGCAACGACAACACAAATTACAGTTGATGATACGGCTGCAACTGATTTACCAACGACAGGAAACCCAACGCTTTCAGTGATACTTCCAAATGGAACGGTAGAAAGTAAAACAGTTAGCGGAATCTCAGGCGCTGTTATAACAGTTTCGAGCGCTTATTCTTCGGCTCCTAATCCTAATTCTGTTTGGATTTTGCAAAATGATTCAGTAAAGACGACTCAATGGCGAGTTATCAATGTCACAGAAGAAGAAGGCTCTATTTATACCATTACGGGACTTGCCTATTCAGATTCAAAATATACATATATAGAAGACGGTTCAACCTTACCTGAAAGGCCAATATCTGTTTTAAATGAAATACCTGATTCGCCTAGTGGTCTTGTTGCTAATGAGGTCTTATATGAAAGGAATGGTTTAGCACTTGCAAAAATTAATATTAGTTGGGAAGCACAGTCAAGGGTTTCTCAATATGAGTTGCAATATACAAAAGGAAGCGATAACGATAATTGGACAACAGTGAGAATTGCTAGACCAGATTTTGAAATTCCAGACACTTCGGCGGGTACTTATAAGGTTAGGGTGTTTTCTCTTAGTGCAATCCTTCAGTCATCAACACATCCGTCAACTCTTAGTATTACAGCTTTTGGTAAAACGGCGCCACCTGCGGACGTATCAGGTGCATATTTAAACGTATTAAATAGCGAAAGTGCGGAGCTTGCATGGACACAACATCCTGATTTAGATGTGAAGTTAGGCGGGTCAATATTAATTAGGCATACACCAAGGACAAGCGGTTCAACTTGGGCCAATGCTACAACTATTGTTCCTGCGGTGGCTGGTAGTCAGACAAGAAAAGTTGTACCGTTTTTAGCTGGAAGTTATCTTTTAAAAGCTAAAGATGATACTGGTAATGAATCAACGGGTGTTGCCAGAATTGTCCAGACATCGCAGTTAGAAGCCGAACAAAGAGGGGTTGTAAGAGTTGCGGGAAGTCCTGCGGCTGATGTTTCATTAACCTTTGAAGAATCTTCTACTACTCCGAAGTTTCAAGGAAATTTAACCAATATGCTGTATAGCTCTGAACGTGATGCATTGATAATTGCGAATGGTGTCGATGTAGATTCAATTACTGATAATATTGATGATTGGACTTCTATTGATGCTTTAGGCGGTGTTAAAGAATCGGGTGAATATACGTTTGGCGGTGCTTTAGATCTTGGCGGTGTGTTTGATGTGAATTTAAGATCGAAATTTACAACGCTTGCATTTAATCCCGGTAATTTTTGGGATGATTTACCTTTGATTGATTCACTTGCAACAATTGATGATGTGAGTGGTAATCCAGACGCTGATTTGTTGCTAAGATATAGCACTGATGCAAGTTCACCAACTTACAGCGATTGGTTAATATTTCATTCTAATTTGATTCGGGCAAGACATGTTCAATTCAAGGTTGTTGCTACGTCGGTAGATCAAAGAGAAAATATTGCAATTGATCAGTTAGGGGTGACGGCATTATTGCAACAACACAATGAGAGCGCTGGGCCTTTGACATCTGGTGCAAGCACTTATACAGCAACCTTTCCCAATGCATTTTACGCTACTCCACAAGTTAATATTACGGCTTTAGATATGGCTTCAGGTGACTACGTCGCAATATCAAACGTGACTAGGACTAATTTTCAAGTAGACTTTAAGAATAGCGGCGGCTTTAATGTGAGCCGTCAATTTTATTATTCCGCCAACGGCACAGGTAAAGAGGTTACTTAAATGGCTCAAGCTGATTTAGTAGTTGCCAATCAATCAGGTTCGGCGTTTCGTGCTGACCTTAATAACCAATTAATGGCATTAGGTACGTTAATGTCTGGATCGTCAGCGCCTTCTAGTACCTATAGCTATATGCTGTGGGTTGATACTGCAAATAACTTAATTAAGCTTAGAAATTCAGCTAATAACGCTTGGATAAATTTATTTACAACAGGTGGAGGGGTTAACGTTGGCGCGGCTTCTACCTTTGGTGAAGATGTAACATTTACAGACAATAATAAAGCCATTTTTGGCTCGTCATCGGACCTCACCGTTCATCACGATAGCACTGGATCGAATAATTACATTGAGAGTGCTGCTGGTCAATCATTAATACTGAGGTGCGCACAATTTCAAATTCAAGGCGCAGGTGGCGGTGAAACATTAGCCGTATTTAACGATGACGGGAATGTAAATCTCTACCATGACAACGTAAGTCGATTCAACACCACATCAACGGGGGCACATTGTTCAGGCAAATTAGTTGCTTCAGGTGATGGTGCTGGAGAGGCGTATTCGTCTCCCGTGGCTTTCTTAGCTTATTCAAGTAATAGTAATGATGCTACGACTGCTGAAATCTTCCAAGGTAGATATAACAAAAGAGCTTTAACAATATCTCATGCTAATACTGGAAGTACTAGTATGATAGGTTTTGAACAAAGTGATTCAAATGTAGGATCAATATCAGGTAATGGATCTAACGTTGCATATAATACAAGTTCTGATTATCGGCTAAAAGAAAATGAAGTTCTTATATCTGATGGAATAGAGCGATTAAAAACACTTAAACCTTATAGATTTAATTTTAAAACAACTCCTTCTAAAACAGTTGATGGTTTCTTTGCTCATGAGGTAACAGCAGTACCAGAAGCAATACACGGTGAGAAAGATGCAGTTGAAGAAGACGGTTCTATAAAATCACAACAATTAGATTATTCAAAACTTACACCTTTGCTGACTGCTGCATTACAGGAAGCTATCGGTAAAATTGAAAACTTAGAAACAAAAGTAGCTGCATTGGAGGCAAAATAAAATGCCAACGCCTCAAGAGGAACTAATAGAAGTAAAAGCTAGACTTGATTCTAATATTGCCAAAGTTCAAGAAATACAAGCACAAATAAAAAAGCTACAAGAAGAGGGGCAGGCTTTAACGCAGCCAATAATGGAAGATCAAGGTGCTTTAAAAGTTCTTGAAAAACTTATTGCTGACCCTACTGCTTAAACGTATTAAAGTATTCACAAAAGGGTTTTAAAATGGCTTATTCCTATACTTGGGAAATCAACGAATCTCAAATGTTGTCAAACGTTTCTAACGGGTTTATTTCAACCATTGTGTACAGAGTAAAAGGAATGGACGGAAGCGAAGAGAAAGCAAGAGCAACCGGACAAGTTGAATTTACGGAGCCTTCATCCTTGCCAAGTGATTTCATCGCTTTTAATAGCGTAAGTAAAGAGAAATGTTTGGAATGGGTGAAAACAGCAGTTGGATCAACACAAGTTACAGCTATTGAGGCTGGTTTAAAAGCTCAAATTGATTTAATTAATACCCCGACTGAAAAAGTTGGTGCCCCTTGGTCTTAGTGAACTTGCCTAGCTAGGTCTATTTGTTGTTGACTTTGTTGTTTAATTAATATCCCTGTCATTAAATACGCAGGTAATACAGCAATTGTTGTAAGACTGATAACTAATATCATTATTGGCGCGACCTTAATTATGGCTTCTTTCCATATATCGTCAAACATGTTTTTATTTTGATTTTAGTTTAATATCGAGGCGTAGCAACGTTTAAAGCTATGAAAAAAAT